CTGGATGAGAAAGAAATGACGCTGGTTGAGTATGCTGATCGTGTCATGGCATCCGCAGAGGGAATAGTTGAGAGGGGGATCAAGTAATGGGCATTGTAATGACTCCGGAAGAAGTCAAGGCGCACATCAGGATCAAAAGCATCACGATTGATATTGAAGGCTGGGAAGAAGAAAAGAGCCTGAGAGTTGTGGATTTGGCTCAAGAGATTATAGAGTCGCACAATTTAACCCATGCTGACCTAGATATCATTGAGGAGCGTGGCAACAATAAAACCGCAGACGAAAAAGAACTCATACAATCGATGAGGGATTGGCTGAACGGTGAATATGAAACAGGAGAATAAAATGGCTAGAGTAATGATGAATGTAATACTGGGTGGCTTTGCGGTACTTTACTGTCTTAGCTGGACTAACATAATCCACGATCAATACAATTTTTGGGGCTTGCTTTATTATTTCGGCAACCTATAATAGTGCCATGCTTATGGCATGGATTTTCCTCCCCGACTGACCCAGTGGTTTCTCTCCTTTCGCCACTGGGTCTTTTTTTGCCTAGATATTTAGTGTGAAAAATAGGTGGGTATTATTCCCACTATTTTGTTAAGCCCTTGACCTTCTCGAAAGTTCTGAGGCCGCCTAGACCTAACATCCCAAGCAGGACTGTCATCAGGCTTTCCATATCGAACTGAGGCAACTCAGGTATCTCTATGCCAAACCAACCTGTAAAGAACAGCGTGACAGGTACGCCGACAAAGTGCCACGCCATAGCTATGCCGCAAGTCCAGCCGATGAATGGTCGCCATCCGGCAATGAATAGATTGCGTGACTGGGCTTCTGCCTTGTTGATATCAAGCTGACCCATAACCTGATCTTGGATATGCTTCTGGGACATTGTGGCAAGCTCGTGTGCCAGCCTTGCCTTCTGGTCTTTGTCTTCAATAAACTTGTCTAAAAGCCCTGTGATCGGGGCGATAAGTGACTCAATCATGAGCTATCTCCTGATGGTTTGCTGTTGACATACAGGCCGAACCAAGCCGCCCCTGCGCCGACTATGACGGAAAACCCACCAGCTTGGGCGTTATTCGGCTCTGGCAAAGACATGAACCACTGGCAGAATTGATAGAAGACTATCATGTAAGTGAATATCAATGCCCTTGGAACGATACGCCAAGCGTCTAGTTTTTTCGGGGTCATTGCCATTCACCTGTTCTCATCATCTCAGCCAAGTGTTCAGCCCTGTGACCGACTTGCTTGCGCCACATACTGTTAAGCATCTCAGAAGCCGCCAATTCAAAGTTGCCAGCGTGAATAGCGTCCTTAGTATTCCGAAACTTGTCGAAGCGTGGCTGTCCTAGATTGAACATCATGCTAATAATGACGGCCTTGCGTGGCTCGTTCAAGCTGTCCCAGAAGGTGTATTTCTTGGCGGCCTCGATCACCTGATTAATATCGTTCATCAGCAAAAACTCTGCCTCTTTAGCAGAGATACCGCCGCCCAGACGCTCGTCTATCAAGCGTCCATAACCAATAGTCAAATAACCCTCAGAGTCCTTGTAGGCGTGTTCTACAAAGCCCTCATGCTGTTTGATCAAGTCGATCAGTTGTTGTGTATGATCCAAGGTCAACCTCTTTCTGCATCAGCTTACTTACCTCAACGCCCATATTGTATAAAACATTTTGCATTTCATTGTCACTAGCCTTGCCGCGACCAGTCATAAACACCTCGACAGCATCACCTGTATGGGGGTGAAAGCTGACAGTCACTGCCAGACCCATTCCTAGCTCTGTGGTGACGCATGGTCGTCTGTTGGGTAAGCTCATCTCTCAGTATCCTTATGGTTTGATCCCAGCTATCTATCTCACGCTCTGCGCTGTTGAAATAGCTCACTGGCATTGTTAGTTTGATTTTGTCCACTGAGGATACAGGCATAAAAAAACACCCTCGCTGTTCAGAAGACACGAGGGCTAGGATATCATAATCCTCGCCAGTCGGAAATCGTTTATTGCCGCCTTTGCCTACTGGGAACTGCAAACTTTTTGTGCTTTGTTTCTGTGTGCCTAATCGCTTTGACCAGCAACACGATCTGACCTGTACCC